ACATGATGTATGGGTGCGTCCAGAAACACCACGAGTGCATAAAGCTCTTGAACATGTACGACACAGTGGGTTGTAATTACAAGATCGATACTAACCCACAACACTATTCGGGGAACTATTGGTGGGCAACGAGCGCTTATGTCGCAACGCTTTCCGTTCACTGGTTGGCCGACAAATACGATGCTGAATTTTGGCTTCTTCGAAACAATCCGAAATGGTACAATTTGCATACACTGCAACATTTGTATCAGATCGAATACCCCATCGAAAATTACGCGTCTCTCATTGATCAAAAGTTCTCTGAGAACCTGTTGTATTGTCAATTTGGTTCAGCAGACATCGGGTTGTGCAACCAGTTGAATTCGCTGGTCAATACGATTGTGTTGGCAAAATACACCCCCGGATTCACGACGGTGATTGTGAACGATTTCATGAAAGACTTGGATACCAATGTGTATTGCACTGCTGCTGAAATGATCGACTTTGAAAAAATGAACGAATGGTTGCTCCCACACAATGTGCGGTTGATTTGTAAGCACGCGGTGGAACTTCAGATTGAAAAGATTTCGTTCGGCCGAAAACCTTATGTCGAGGTCGATATTACAGAACCACTGGTGTCCGAGTTTTTTCATGACCATTGTCTCCACATTCCACAAGGAACCCATCTGGTGCCCTACAGTGTTCAAGGCGACCCAATGCCTCATCAACTCAAACAAATCTACATCGAATACCGGGTGAACGGTCGCCTTTACAAAGAACACTTTGACGAATATGCCATGATGATGGAGTCCGATTTGTGTCTAGACTTTCGCAATTTCCGCAACGCACAATGGTTGTCACCCACCAGCATTACCGATGCGCGATCTAATGTGGAGTTTTTCAACGATTGTTTGCGCCACGTAGCCTTCCGACCCTTTTTTCATGAACTAATTCAGCCGCTTTTATCCCAAGTCCAAGGCACAATGAACGTGATGCACTTGCGTTTGGAAAACGATGCAATCGATTTTTGGAGCCACATCAACAAACTTCCGAACGAATTGTACTTGAGCTTGTTGGAGCAAAAATACATCCGCATCATTCAAACACATTTGGATCCAGCATCGACCACCGTGTTGTTGTCGGGAAGCACGGAAAATGCGGTCACAAAATACATGGACAATCAGGGGTACAAATACGTCATGATGGACAAAACGTTGGTGCAAGGACGCGAGACCAATGCGATTTTAGATTATTTGATCAGTACACATTGCAACGGAGTCTTTGTTGGCAATGTCAATCCGCATAACTATCACGGGTCTACGTTTAGTTATGCGATTCTCAATAGTTTACGCAATGCGGAACACGTGAAAAAGGTCTGCATCGATACAGATCGCATTTTCGACAATGAATATATATTATAGACTTCGTGTTTTGGTTTGTTGTTTGTGTTATAAAGTCACGTTGCCGTTTTCGTCTAATTTGATTAAACAAACATTATTTGAAAATAAATTTACGTTTTTTAAATGATGAAGTGTATCTGGGCTACCCAGAGAGGTTAAAACATGCCCTTTTTTTTGGACATCGACAATATCCACAGATGGTTTTCGTTTTTGTGGCGCACGGTGTTCGTACCCATCGACCCGTTCCTTGACGACGGTTCGCCATGCTTCTTCGATGCGAGGAACGGCTTCGGCGAACCAGATGGAATTGCGCTCGACCAATATACACGAAAACTCGTCTAAGTACCAATAGGTAGTTTCGTACAAATTGTGTGTCGATTCCCAGGTGTCTCGTTGCGATTCGATCCATGCGTCTACGTCGTCGACATGCAATGGCATGTACACAAAATGGGTATGTTCCATGGGACGAATGTCGTTTGGAATGAAATACAACACCACGCCTTTGTACTGTTCTGTACAGGCATTGAAGTCTTCACGTGTTTCGCATTCTTTGATACGTGTCTCCAGGAAATCACAGTACTGAAGACCGGTTGTTTCCATCTGGATTTGCATTTGCACCCAGTATTCTTCCGACGGGATGCCGGTGATTTCACGGTTGTAAATGTTCTTGATTTCGAGCATGTGTCCGTATCGGTTTGATAGTGGGTCGATGTTGATACCGTCTGGCGATGCGCCAATGGGATACTTGGTGTGAGGAATACAGCCGTACTCGGTACTGACCTTGGTTGCGAATTTGTCTTCGTAAATCATCACACTGACTGGCTCGTACTTGATGCCCCAGTTCATCGGCGATCGGGCATTGGATGGACCCGACAGAGGATTGCTGATTTCCATAGGCTTGCACTTTTCGTAGATCAAACTGTTGTATTGCGAAGACGACGCAAAGATCTTCCACAAATTGCTGGCACTGAACAATGTGTAACGGATTTCGTACCATTGCAAGGACCTCTGTTTTTGCACGGGGAAACTGTGGACACGGGTCAGCAGTTCCGATGCGTCCGGTTGAGGGACGATATCCAGGACATCGGTGCTTTGTCGAGGCGGCATTTGCAAGCACTCGGTGAGGTAGGCATCGACGTATTGGTCGACATCGATTTCAATGGTTTCTTCGATGTCGTCGGTCAGCCAATCTTGGGACTCTGCGCAATCACACAAATACGATACACTCTCTTCTTTGATTCGTTGTATGTAATCGGGTTTGGTATAATTCAACAGGGTTAAGTGGACGATTTCTTCCACAGTATCCACTATCTGCTCGTGGAGCTGGTTTTGTTCGTTTTCTGTGATCATTGACATGTTGTTGTATAGAACTATAGATACCGTTATACTTATATACTTTCAGGGTCATCAATTTTTTGGGATCGATTTTTCTCTGTAATGCGTTTTGGGGTCAATCCACTCAACGTCGACACCCGTTTGCTGTCGGCCCGCAATGTAAAGGCGTGATTCGAGGGATGAAAGTACAGTCCAGGTATGTCGATCACGACCCCTTTGGCTTTGTCGTACTGGATTTCTTTGGACCGCTCGAGACGTTTGCCATCCAAACAAGACGACAAAAACGTTTTCAGTTGTCGCACCTCTTTGGTAGAATAGTTGTGTTGTTTGCCGTACTTTTCTGCATATGAATGCAGTTTCTGTGTTTTGGTGGATTTCGTCAATTTGTTCCAAGACTCTGCTTTGTTTTGCATGAACTCGCTTTCCAACATTTTGTCCACGTCAACTGGAATATCATTTACTGGATTATTTGATAAGTCTAACTCCATTATAAGTTATCTTCTTTAAATCTTTTTATTTGCTTTTTTAAGTTATATAAAAAATAGTATTATTTTCTAGGGTTGGTATTTTCTCGGGTTGGTATTTTCTCGGGTTCATTTTTATGTTTCATAATAAAGTGTTAGAATAACTAGAACTAGAAACAACAGATGGATGTCAAGATTGTGACACTTCCTACTAAAACGTGTAAAACTGAAAAGCCGAAGAAAAACCGGGTGGTGACGCATACCAAACGGTGGCAGACGCATGTTCAGACGGACGACTTTGATCCTATCCAACAATGCGAATGGTTGCAACACATCGAAGACGATTCCGAAAAATCGAAGTTGATGAAGAGTCAGATTCACGCGAAGATCAAAGGCTACAAATCACAAGATGTTCAAAAAGCGGTGTATGATCCGGACAAGTTTGTCAGTTTTGATGGTGTGATCTCGAAACTCCGACGTTGCGACTTGTTGTGTTTTTATTGTCGCGAACCGTGTGCGATCTGGTACGAGCAATCACGGTACCCGAAACAATGGTCTTTAGAACGAATCGACAACGACTTTGGACACAACGACGACAATGTTGAAATTGCCTGTTTGTCGTGCAACATCAAACGACGATGCATGTATCATGAGCGGTTTCGGTTTACCAAACAAATGAAGTTTGTGAAAAAAGACGAGAACGAGACGTGATCTTTTGAAATTGAAACGACAACAAAAAAAGACGATCTATGAAATGATATAAAGATAGACTACGAGTATAGTGTAAAAATGTCAGTCGCCAAGTCACTCTACCTTCCCGCAGTTCCAGTCTCGTTCAATCGTATGGACATTGTCGAACGTTTTTCCTGTTACGGACAAATCCATCGCATCGACTTTTCGGAAAACTACGGGCCTCGTGGAAGCGAAGTGGGCGACGTGTTTATTCATTTTTACAAGTTCAATCCGTTTGCAGAAGGCGGTTATTTGGCATACCAACATCGCCGTGGACTCCCCATGTACACGTTTATACAAGACTATATGATTGTGGTACGGCCGTATACCTCTCAGTATTTGTTGTGATTTTGTGATTACACCGTCAATGTTTTCAAATTCTGCGTATTGACCGTACCCGCCTGGGTACATAATTCGATGTTTTTCACGGTGGTGTAACTCATCACCACGCTTTTTAAGGCTTTCAGCTTGTTTGTATGTTGTTTGCATAACATACAACCCATTTTAATGATCGTCATGGTTTGTTTTTTGGTAAGTATTTGTGATGATGATGGCATTTTTGCGATGACGTGACACGACGAATGTTCGTTTGCATGAAACCACATATCGTTCATGTTGGCTTGTTCCAAGATATGCGTGTTTTCTTGGGCATTGGTGCCGACCTTGTATTCAATGACGGCGTTGATGTTGGAGAATCGATGGACAATTGTTTTCATGTTATAACACGTATAGGGTCTGGAACGAGATACATGTTGTCGTGCTCTATCGTTTTAAATCAATTTTATAAGAACACACATAAACACTTTTCAAAAGAAGCATCTAATGATACAAGAAAACACACATTTAAACAAACTCGATGCATTTCACCGGACCAACCGGATTCCTCATATTATTTTCCACGGCCAAACTGGATCGGGGAAGAAAACCATCGTACAGAACTTCATCCGAAAAATCTATAACCACAACGAACAAAACATCAAGAACAACGTCATGTTTGTCAATTGTGCTCACGGCAAAGGGATCAAGTTTATCCGGGAAGAACTCAAGTTCTTTGCGAAGACGAATGTTCATTTCAATAGCGGCATTTGGTTCAAAATCATTGTCTTGATCAATGCGGATCATTTAACGGTAGACGCACAATCCGCCTTGCGAAGGTGCATCGAACAATTCAGCAACAACACGCGGTTTTTCATTGTGATTGAAAACAAGAACCGATTGCTGACACCTATTGTGTCTCGGTTCTGCGAAGTATTTGTGCCTTTGCCGATGGAAAATGGTAAAACCACCAACTACCACAAAATTCAAATGAACCAGGTGTTTTCTTTCCGTAACCAACTACAGCAACAGGCATTGGAAGTCATAGATGGTGTGTTGTCGAATCTGGAAGAAGACATCAATCATCAATCTTTGTTGCAAGCAGTGCAACAACTGTATACAGAAGGCATTCACAGTTTCCAATTGGTGAAATGGCTACAACAACAAGATCGTACCGATGTGGAACGCGCGAACTTGACCATGTACTTCTCGAAGATTCGTTCTGAATACCGATGTGAACGACTATTGATGTTGGTGTTGTTGGATTTCTTTTACTTTAATGTGGACAAAGGCCTGAAGTCTCTGTCGTTCATGTAAAGAATTGCGCAAATAAGAACTTAAAGATTTGCGTGATCATTACACCATAAAGATGGACGACTTTGATATTTCCAACTTATATGAATCTCGCAATGCTTGGTGTGGCCGTTTGGTACGCATATTGGTTCCGGTTGTGATCGATGGGGTGCGATCCATTTACAACGAATCTTGGAAGATGTGCGTGAACAACAACGAATTATCGAAATACTTGATGACATTTCAAAACCTATTGTCACGTGTTCCCAAATGGAACGCCATCATCTTGGAACAAGAACGTAAACGCATCATTGAGTCAAGTGGATGTAATCATTTGGAAGATCTCATTACATGTGTGCATATCATCCAACTGAAAGTCCTTACATGCATTCGAGTCGGAAATAAACAGAAGAAAATCGACATTTCCATCCCCAAACTAGACAACTTTCTACATCGAGTGTACATTAATGTGGCTCGAAAAGTGTATGCGAATGTGTATCTGTTTGAGCGAAACATTGCCGATTTGCAGAAACAAAAATATCACCGTGAACTGGAAATGATTGTAAGTGAATGTATCATGACCGCTATTCAAGAAAGCATCCCTACCGAATCGATCATCCGTGCGTATTTGGACGAGAACCAGGAAGAAGAGGAGGAAGAAATTATCGAAGCCATTCCGGAGAAGGAAGACGAGGAGGACGGAAAAGATGGGAAAGACGACAAAGACGGAGAAATCGACGAAAAGAAAGAGGAAGAACTGCTGCCCGAAGAACTCCCACCTAGTTTGTCTGTCGAAAATATGGACGATAACAAAGTCATTACAAAACTCAGTTTCAATGATGTCGATTCTGCATCGGACGGTACTATGATTGATGCTCCCAAGACCATTGATCGTTTGGAACAAATCAGTGACGAGCGTGAGGCCCAGCGTAAATTGGAAGAAGAAGACGACGATGAGGACGGCAATGATCGCATCAAAATCCACATGGACGAAAATGTGGATTTGACCGATGTATTTGATTTAGACAAAACCGACGGGTCTGGTCCAACATCGGACGACACAAGTGCGTCGTTTGATTTCGAAGACCTCTAGAATGCGTTTGAAAGTCAAATCGTTTTTGCATTTTATTAGTATACTAAAATGGAAAAAGTACTGTTGTTTGCGATATGTGTCACCCTTTTGTTTGGTGCGCTGAAATTTGCTGAAATGAAGTTTCTTGACCAACATTTCAAACCCATGAAAGATGTTGTCCGTGATTTGGTCATGGTGTTTGGTTCTGCACTTGCGGGTGGTTACGTGTTCTTGTTGAATTCGACCAGTATCGATGAAATGTTTTCGGTTGTGTTCAATACAAAGACATTGAACCCCGAAACTACACAAATATTTACAGGCAACCCTGAATTTTAATTCAGTTGCGGAGAAAACGAGTTTTAAAAGTATCGTGTGTTTACAATACCGGCACATGTGGTCACATTTGTGGCTTTGTATGATGTTGTTATCCGCATCATTCGTCTTTTATGCAACACATGCGAACATCCATACTATCGATGAAGTCATTGGACATTGTTTTTATATACTCGCACTTATGGTTGGGTTTGGGATCTCTACTCTCTTCTACGAAATTACACAAAGACGATGGAGTTCATGGTGGATTATAATGTTGCTGTTTGTTTTATTGGAATCACTGGTTGTTGGTGAGGATGTCGATCTATATGTGAATACTGCGTTTTTGTGCATGTATGGATTTGCATTCGTTCAGAGTTTTTCTTCCTGGATTTGCATGTGGTTGTTTATGGCAATGAATGTGACAATGGGTTTCATGGAAGATATAGAAATCGATTCGGCCAAACTTCATTATATTGGCTTCTTTGTACTTATGTACCTTTACTTGCATTTATCGTCTAACATTTAGAAAATAATACAACGACAATTATTTTCTACATGCTATTATATATAACCATGAGTGGCGAATCAAAGCCTGAAGAGACCAAAGTCGAAGACACCTCGGGTGTCGATCTGTCTGGCGTTGACCTTTCTGGTGCCGTCGTGGACGCATCTGGATCTGTTGTGGAACCTCCAGTTGCCAAGAAGGACATGCTTTTAGCCGATATTATCGCAGAATATTTGGCCACGGAAGAAAAAGAAATCCCATTGAGCCCTCGTGTGCTTCATATGTTGAACCGTATGCTGCAAATCGATACGACTCACTTGGAAAACATCGAGAAGCTGTACACCAAAATCATGGCTGACCGCAAGATCGATGTCAAGGACACCGGAGACATCATCAAATTGATCAAAGAAGTCTACCAGTTCTTCCGTCAAACCTTTGTTCGCAAGGTCTCACCGGAAGACTGCGGTATCTTAATCAAGATCGTTATTTTCTTGTTGGTCACGTATCGGTTGGATGAAGACCCTGAAACCAAAGAAGCCATTCAAAACGAAGAACTCTTCGAAATCTTGGACGAGGTGGTAGCCACTTGTGTGGGACTCATCGAATTCAAGGAAAACATCCCTCGTGGATTGTTCCGCTCGTTCTTGGTGTGCTTCTAAGTAGGTTGTATGTTTTGTAGGAACGTCATTAGATGTTGAATCTTATGTAATGACGTATGGTGTGTGGTATGTGGTTGGTCTAATTACCATTTCGTTTTCTTCACATTGATCTGTGACCCTGGTTTCCGCTTGCGTGCGTTATTGGGGTCGTACGCTTCGTCTTCGTCGTCGGATCCCATCCCTTTTGATATTTCCCAGAATTCTTTCGAGCCCAGGCGGAACGTCGGTCGGTTTTCTGCTTTGTACCAGAAAATCTGGTCTTGTAGTTTGTTGGATTTGGCGTTGTTGTTGATCACTAAACACTCATAGTTTTCTGTGGTCTGGTCCATCACCGAGCAAAATGACTCCAGGGTAGGAAACATACTGGCAAAGTTCTCCCAAATGCGCTTACGATTGGTGGCATAGGGTTCTCGCAAAATAAAGACATAATCGATGTTAGTACGTAGCGTCGGTGGGATGCCTAAAGGATACTGCATCGTGATGATCAACATCACTTTCCAGTGACGACCGTTCATGAACAACAGACGCATCAACTTGTCTCGAGACCAACTGTTGTCGTACAAACAATCGTCCAGAATCACAAAGGTACGCGGATCGATCGTTGATCGCTTGTAAGTTTCCATTTCTTTCTTCATTTGCTTCAGCACTGTTTTTTGTCGCCGTAAAATGTTCTCTATCAACGCCGAACTGTATTCTTCGTGGATAAAGAGTTTAGGCACATGCGCAGCATAAAACCCGTTCCCCGCTTCTGTCCCCGAAATGACCGTACCAATCGGAATATCCTGGTGGTGATACAATAAATCTCTTACTAAATATGTTTTTCCTGTGTCACGGCGACCGATTAACACAATCACCGGTCCTTTGTTTTCGTCTGGTTTAAAGGTGATTGTTCGCATGTCAAATTTTTTTAGCTCCAATGTCATATCTATGGTTAAACCTGATATAAATAAAATCGAATTTAGACGTTTGCATCGATTCGTTAGAACAACCAAATCCAAATGTTTTTGGAATTCATAATGTTTACCATCAACTACAATAAAACGAGAGACATCGATTGGAATTCTTTTACCGAAGACAGTTTGCCTTATAATCCTCATCAACACGAAAAAGTACAAAATTATTATCCTCTTTACGATTCGTTCTTCCAAATGGATGAGCAACACCGTAACCAAGTTTGTTTCAAAACAACGAAGTCCTTCTTGAATCCGAATACCGTGGTGTGCAAAGGGAAAAAACAGAAACAAGGCATCTTCATCAAATACGCTCCGTTATTGGACCCCATCCATTACTTGATTGGTAAATACAACGATCGTAAAGACCAGCTGTCCGTGTTGCCGAGTTCAGAAACCAACGAAATGGTATTGCCTAAGATCGCCAACCCCAATAACGCGTCGTATGTAGATTGTTTCTTCAACTTTTTGTCTTCGCAAATGCTCAATCATCACCAATTCCCGAACGCTATCGATTTTTTTGGATCTTTTATGGCGGTGCAGAAAGAATTCCGATTTGATGTATCCGAAGACTACGACTATTTGCAAGACTCCGAGTTCTTCCGCAACAAACAAGATGTGCTGTACCGCATTGACGAAGTGGACGACGAAGATCTGATCAAATCGAATGCGAAAAACACACACGGAAACCGCCCGAAAATACATATCGATTCTGACTTTGTAGGCGACATCGTAGATCTTGATTTTGTGGACGATGGTCTCCCGTTGGACGACGTGGTTGTGGACACTGTGTATGAAGTCACTAAGTCGGACAACAGCGACATCGACTGTGATGACAGTGATGACAGTGATGACAGTGATGACAGTGAGGTTAGTGTGAGTTCGGAAGAAGATGGTGACGAAGAGGAAGACGAAGACGAAGAGGAAGACGAAGAGGATGAAGATTCCGAATATGATTCCGAAAATTCGGAAGAAGACGAACCCTTATATGCCTATGTCTACAACTTTCCGGTGCAAATGATCTGTATGGAAAAATGCGTCGGCACCTTGGACGAATTGTTGGTAGAAGGCAAATTCCCACACGACCATCTGGTCAGTGCATTGGCACAAGTGGTGTTTGCGTTGCTGACTTTCCAGAAAGCCTTTTCGTTTACCCACAATGATCTACACACCAACAACATTGTTTACCAGAAGACACAACAAAAATACATCGTGTATCAATACAATGGCAACAAATACTATGTCCCCACATTTGGTCGTATTTTCAAAATGATCGATTTCGGCCGTGCGATTTACCGATTCCAGGACAAAGTGTTCTGCAGTGATAGTTTCGCTCCGGGTGGCGATGCCCACAGCCAGTACAATTGCGAGCCTTATATGAACAAATCGAAGCCGCGATTGGATCCTAACATGAGTTTCGATTTGTGTCGACTTGGTTGTTCATTGTATGATTTCTTATTTGACGAGGATGATGACACAAGTGATGTAAGTACGCGGCATGTTGCTTACCAGACTGTTCTTCGATGGTGCATGGATGATATGGGGAAGAATATCTTGTACAAGAAAAACGGAGACGATCGTTACCCGAATTTTAAATTGTACAAAATGATTGCGCGCATTGTACACAAACACACTCCTGATAATGAATTGACGATGCCGTTATTGAAACAGTTCTTGAAACGACCGAAGAACAACGACAAAATGACCCAGGTAAATATTGATGACTTACCTCGGTACTATGCGTAATTGTATTTGGTGTTTTGTATTGGTACATTATACATTCGTTTGTGTAATATACTTTTGTTGGATACATGGATGGTTGGATGAATGCATGATTCATTTATGCAGATTCGTTTGTTTTCTCTTCTTCCACAGGAGGCAATTCTTTTACTCTACTGGATTCCTCCTCTGCAAAGGGCTGTTTGCTCAAGATCGGATCGCCACCTTGGACGGCTACATCACGGCTCTCGAAATCCACCGTTTCCTTGACACCAACCAAGTTGCCTTCGGAGTCCATGGTCTGGGTAAGTTTGTTGCCGGATTCTTTTGCAAGGGCCACGTTGCGCTCGATGGCCTTGCGCTTGCTCTCGTACAGACGCTTCTCGAATTCTTCCTTGGCTTTCATCTCGTTCTTGAGCTTTTCATGGTGAAGCTGGTTGAGTTCTTCTTCCATGAATTCAATGCGCCCTGTCTTGTAAGCATCTGGATCGAGTGGTGTCCACACGAAATTGCGTCCGACGAAGATATCATGATTGGGGTCGCGGTCGCGGATTTGCTTTGCGTGCTTCTCGGCTTCTTCCACTGTGGCAAAGTTACCACGGTTCATGAACCCGCGAATGGAAGTCTGAAAATCGTGTTCTTTTTGGTAAGCTTCGGTGAGCTTGGCCTCGTTCTTGTCCATGAAGAAATTGAAATCGCTTGTGACATCCTCTTTCTTTAGGACGTTTTCTTCTTCGCGAACAAATTCCACGAAATCGGCGGCGAGTTTTTCCGGATCGATGTTGTACTTGTGGGCAACGAATTGCGTGTAGTCCGAAAACATGGTCACTGCTTTAGTGTATTCCCATTGTTTCACGAACTTCTCAAACATGAAAATGTTCTTTTGCTTGATGATCTTTTCCGGAGAAACGAACGAATAACAACCATACTGTTGGTTGGAGATCACGGGATCTTCGCTGAGAAGGTCCACGTATTTAGGGTTGAGCTTGCCGTCTTTGGTCATTTTCTGTTCAAAACTCTTGGTGGTTTTGGTAGGGGTCGTCATCTTTAGCCATATTTCATTATTCGATTTAAGTTGTTTTTAGTCAATATTTTTTTATAGGGTTTAATATATAATTCAAATGAACGACATGTTTGACTTTAGCGAATTCGTGAAGCGTGCCATCAAGTACCTCGTCGAAGGTATCATGGTTGCCATTGCTGCCTTTGTGATCCCACAAAAGGCATTGAAGATTGAGGAAGTGGTCATCATTGCCTTGGCTGCTGCTGCCACATTCAGTGTGCTTGATGTGTTCGTGCCATCCATGGCCTCGAGTGCACGTGGAGGTGCTGGATTCGGTATTGGTGCCAACTTGGTCCAATTCCCCGCCGCCATGTACCCCAAGTAAACTCATTAATTAATTAATTAACTAATTCATACATAAATAAGTGTATAAAATCATCATACTTTTGCGTTGTAAAATTATGATCATCAAACCGTCGGGAAATACTCCCAGTCCAAGTAATCGCATACTTTCTTCCAAATCATATCTTGCTCGAGCTGTTTGATCCGGTCTTTCATCATCGGGATAAACGGCAAGTACTGCTTCTGGTCCAACAACACACACAACTGACACAATATATACGTGTAATTGAAGAAATTCGTCCGGTTGATGGGACAGAATATCGCCCATGGTTGCTGGATCTCAATAAACAACACACACAACGTTTCAATCAGTTCTTCGTCCATCAGTGGCGGTTTGATCCCCAGGATCGAATTGATGTATTGGATATGCTCGAAGTACTTGTTGTAGCCCAAAATGCTCAAGATGTTCCGCATTTCTGTGTAATTCATTTCCGACATGTTCTTCCGTTCTTTCTTGATCCGGTTGCGTACGTCTTCCAATACATCGTCCGGAATACGCGTGGTTTCTTTCGCTTGGAACTGCGACAAGATTTCTTTGAAATGGTTCAGACGAATGTACGCCGTGTACGACACCTCATTGGGCATTTCTTTGTTCAGCGGTTTTTGATTCTCCACAATGTGAATCATGAACTTCCCACATTTGACGTTGTTGCAAATCAACACGCCTTCTTCGTCCAAAGGGATCAACTCGCCTTGGTTACAGATCAAACACGTATCGGAATCCAAGACGTATTCTTGCAAGTGGATGATGTTGCCTTCCACGTTCTTCCAATAGTTCTGGTAAATCTGTTTCGATGCTTTGTATTTGTCGCTGTTCATATTCGAACTGTCATCCGTGGTCCCTTTGATCTTGAAGAACGAATTGATGGTGTTGGAATCGATCTTGTTTTCGCCGCTCGATATCTTCTGCTTTTCTTCGTAGTAATTGAAGATGTACTTCGAGTTCTGCAACAAGTACTGTTTTTTTTGTTTCTTCAACTGGGAGATCTCTTGTTTGATGTCGTCCAACTGTTCGCGATACTCGTAGTAGGCATCCGACGTTTTGTTCTTCATGGCACGAAGGGTTTGAATCAGCTGGATTTTTTGTTCTTGTAATTTCGGAATGGTTTCGTGTTCGATCACATGGAAGATATTCATCATATCGGTGTGTTTTTCATCGATTGTCTGGTTTTGTTCTCTTTTTTTTGATTCTTTTTCCATGGATTTTTGTAGTACTTTTCTTCGATGTGTTTAATATCTTCTTTGGGAAAAAGCATATTGAGAAGGAGGTCGAATGGAATGGATTGGATTGGATTGGACACATGGGTCGCTTTTCTACAAAAAGTCGTATTTAATTGTGTAAAAACGATGCGAGAAGAATGTAGTGGGCAAATTAAAAAGCGTGAATTTAATGTTGTTACAAGTGTAGCGCATTTTGTTATTTTTTGTTCAATTCTGGAAAATTAAAATGTTTAGGAAGAATATATTAGACAACAATGGCTGGAGCTCTTATGCAAATCGTTGCCTATGGCGCACAAGATCTTTTCCTTACCGGAACCCCCGAGATTACCTACTGGAAGGTGTCTTACCGCAGACACACCAACTTCGCTATGGAGAGTATTGAACAGACTTTCCAAGGACAAGCCGACTTCGGACGACGTGTCAGTGCCGTTCTTTCGAGAAACGGTGACCTTGCATACCGTGTGTACTTGCAGGTTACTCTTCCTGAGATCAACCAAGACGTTAACGGAGCTAGCGACGCTGTCTATGCCCGCTGGTTGGACTATGTTGGTGAGCAACTCATCTCCCAAGTTGAGGTTGAGATTGGAGGCCAACGCATCGACCGCCAATACGGTGACTGGATGCACATCTGGAACCAACTTACCATGTCCTCGGAACAACAAAAGGGATACTGGAAGATGATTGGACACACCACTCAGCTTACCTACATCACTGACCCCGACTTCGCATCTGTCGCTGGACCATGCGCTTCATCGGGAGGACCTGCCCAAGTGTGCGCTCCTCGCAACGCCCTTCCTGAGTCCACCCTTTACGTTCCTCTTCAATTCTGGTTCTGCAAGAACCCTGGACTTGCTCTTCCATTGATTGCCCTCCAATACCACGAGGTCAAGATCAACCTTGATCTTCGCCCCATCGGAGAGTGCTTGTGGGCTGTCAATGACCTTTACAAGGCATCTGGAGCCGTCCAGGTTTCGCAAGCCTACCAACAATCCCTTGTTGCTGCTTCGCTCTACATCGACTACATCTTCCTTGATACCGATGAGCGCCGCAAGATGGCCCAGAACCCACATGAGTACTTGATTGAGCAACTCCAATTCACTGGTGACGAATCTGTTGGATCTTCATCCAACAAGATCAAGCTCAACTTCAACCACCCATGCAAGGAGCTCATCTGGGTTGTCCAACCCGATGCCAACGTTGACTACTGTGGATCTCTTGAGGCTGGAAACACCCTCTACAAGACCCTTGGTGCTCAGCCATTCAACTACACTGATGCCATCGATGCTCTTCCCAACGCCATCCACGCATTCGGATCCCCTGGATCTGTTGGTGGAACCGATGACTTCATCAAGGATGGACTCTTCGAGATGGGAGGTGCAGCTGATGTTGCTAACCCTACTCCCCACAGCTCCACAGCACCATTTGGAGACACAAGTGCTACTGGTGCCAGTGTTTCGGATGCCGGAACCTTCGTTCTTGCCGAGACTGCCCTTGACATGCACTGCTGGGGAGAAAACCCTGTTGTCACTGCCAAGTTGCAACTCAACGGACAAGACCGCTTCTCCGAGCGTGAAGGATCTTACTTCGACGTTGTTCAACCATACCAACACCACACCCGTGCCCCGGATACTGGTATCAACGCATACTCCTTCGCCCTTCGCCCCGAAGAGCACCAACCATCTGGATCATGCAACTTCTCCAGAATCGACAACGCCGTCCTTCAACTTGTTCTTTCCTCCGGAACTGTTTCCGGTGTCAAGACTGCTAAGGTCCGTGTCTATGCTCTCTCTTATAATGTCCTACGTGTCATGAGTGGCATGGCAGGAATAGCGTATTCCAACTAAGCAAAAGGAATGGCATGAATAGATAATCAAATTAATATTTACGTGATTGAAAATATTAGTTAAAAAATTGAACCTAAACTGTATTTACAAATTACAATGTATAAGTGTCATGTCAAAAACTCTTGCTGATTACACTATTCTTGAAGACCTCGGTGGTCACATCAAAAAGGTTGGTCGCACTGCAGGCTCTGTTAAAAATTCTATATATCGAGTATCAGACAACGGACAAGAATTCTATCTGATGTATATCAATGAGAATACTTTGTGTATACTGTGCGAAAATTCTTATAAAAAAATCCTGGATTACGAAAAAGAACACAATGACGAAACAAAAATAACTTTCTCCAAACAGAATGATTATGTTGGGTGTAAAACAATTCATCATGGTCCTTTGTACATCCACCAAATCATCATGGACTGTTACAAAAACGGAAAAGGCACCATGAATGTTAGCGTCGATCACATTGATCGAAACCCACTTAACAATACCCTTTCTAATTTGCGAATCGCTGATAGAGAAATCCAGCAAAAAAATAGTATCGGGCAGATTCCTGGCACAAAGCGTAAACGCAATCGCCATGCACAAGATTTACCAGAAGGCCTCACCCAAGACATGCTTCCGAAACATGTTACCTACATGAAAGAAGTTTATAACAAAGAAAAAGAGCTTTCTCGAGAATATTTTCGGATCGAAAATCACCCACTGTTAAAGTCGCATGACGGATGTAAATCAACCAAAAAAACCATCATGGAAAAATTAGAAGAAATTAAAAAAATTGTTGATGATCTTGACCTCGGGACTCTACCCATGACGCAAAAAGAAAAAACTGGATTGCCACCATACATAAGGTTCAAAGAAAAGGACGACAAAGCTTGGTTGATATATGAAAAGCGAACTACTGACAAAAGACAATCAATCAAGATGTCTCTTCCTGAGAATTACGTGGTGGCGGATCAACTTATTTTGCTCTTGAAAAAAATTGAAGAAAAATATCCATCATCCTGAACCAGATAAATTAATTGTTTTGTTTTTAATGATTTCCTAAAAATGAAATACGTTACCCACTTAAATATATACCACTACAAAATATAGATAACATGGTACGTACAACAATGGACGAGGTTAGTGCGTTGTTTTTAGATAAAATCAAAAAAGGCGAGAGCTGGGAAAACGAATATGGGATGTGTAATACCCACAAGCGGTTTCCTACGCATAAATGCCTTTACGAAAAAGAGGAAGACTACAAAGTACAATTCAAGACTGTAACTGGTGTTGACTACTTCAAGATCGTTCCGCATTTCTACGCATTCCCAGGTGGTTCTTACTATTGGGATTCAGTCGATGGAGAAATCACCGATGGACACATTACCTTCTATGAAAACCCTCAGCGCAAAACACTATGATGAATCTGGCCGACTGGTTAACAAAAATCTGTAAAAAATTGATCGTGTTTGAACAACTGTGACATACAATCATATACATATGCACACTTACGTACATACACGATTCAATCAACATTCTACAACACTCGAGTTATGCAACAGGTAAACTATTACGACGATGAGTACTTCCGCGACATGCCACCTTTGTCGGTGGCCGATTTACAGTCCGATTTATTTGATGTGGTATCGACAACTGACTCGATTGAAACCATTGATGCTTTGTATCCTTTGAACAACATCACAATCTACACTTTAGACAAAGAAGACTGCGGCAAGGAAACCTTTGAATGTCCTCTGTGTATGGAAGATGTAGCCAGTCACCATAAAGTCGAATTGAATTGCGGACATACTTGTTGCGCCAACTGTTTGACCGAATGCTTTCGGGCGAGTCAACAGAGTTATCGGCCCATGCGATGCTTCATGTGCCGCAATACATGCTTTTCTGTGGAAATTCCCCACAAACATACTTTTGAAACTACGGTTGCCAAACGAGACCAATTGCAATCGTCCTTTGTGGAAGAGGACGATCAGCACATTGTGACACAACCTACACGCAACCGTTCTTTGCGATTATACAACTTTTATGTATATCGACAAGACCCTGGATCGTCCGATGAAGAAGACTACCGGGAAATCGATCCTTTTGTAGATGATTTTAGGAATGATTAATTAGTTAGATTAGCGATTTTGTAGTATTTACTTAACATATAAACAAAGATGCAAAGCATGTACGCTTTTTTTTCACGAATGTTCTCTCGAACTACACATGAGCCATTGATCAAACTGGAAAAATCAGACAGTGATCCTGAAATGACCGTTCCTGAAAGTACGTTGGCCCCTGAGTCTGTCAAAGAATCCGAGCCAGAACCTGTCAAAGAACCAGAACCTGTCAAAGAACCAGAACCTGAACCTGTCAAAGAGCCTGAACCTGAACCTGTCAAAGAGCCTGAACCAGAACCTGTCAAAGAGCCTGAACCAGAACCTGTCAAAGAGCCTGAACCAGAACCTGTCAAAGAACATGAGCCTGAACCTGTCAAAGAACCTGTCAAAGAGCCTGAACCTGTCAAAGAACCTGTCAAAGAGCCTGAGCCAGAACCAGAGCCAGAACCTGTCAAAGAGTCTGAACCAGAACCTGTCAAAGAGCCTGAACCAGAACCTGTCAAAGAGCCTGAGCCTGAGTCTGAACCAGAACCTGTCAAAGAGTCTGAACCAGAACCTGTCAAAGAGCCTGAACCAGAACCTGTCAAAGAACCTGAGCCTGAGTCTGAGTCTGAGTCTGAGCCTGTCAAAGAACCTGAGTCTGAGTCTGAGTCTGAGCCTGAGTCTGAGTCTGAGTCTGAGCCAGAGCCTGTCAAAGAACCTGACACTGAGTCTGAGACTGAGACTGAGTCAGAACCCGAACCTGAGCAAAAGGAACCACAAGAAGAATAAAAAGATATTTCCACAAAAAAGACTTAAAACAATACACGTACCCATTGCAACATGTACACTCAAGACCAATGGTTATTGCAAGATTTACTTCAATTTTACCAAAACCAAGACTATTTGGAAAAATTCAAAAAGATCATCAACCGCGAATACTACATCGAAAACACTTCCAAAATCTTATCGATCCGCATCATTTATTGGTTTGTTACCAATTTCGCCAAACAACACTTTACGTGTTACGACCTCCCCGTTGACAACGACAATACCAAACGTTTTTTGGTGTGGGAAAACTACAAATTGACCGAGAGTAGTTATTCGAAACAGTTGTTCGATGCGTATTGTCGCCATGACCGTGTATTGATTCCTTATCGCGAAAACAACCAACTTGAAACCACGATTGCGCAGATGCATTTTTTCAAATGGGTATTTGTGAACAAAATCATCGAATATATCGAAAACAAATACGATTCGATTGAAAAGGACATGAACGTGAGATTGAATACCGTCAAACGTAAACCCGCGATCGAATCCGATGGCACCAAGACACGAAAGAAACGCGAAGAACTTTCTATGAATGCCTGCAAAAGTCTTCGGAAGGAAGTGCGTTCGGTAAAAATGACGTTTTGATACATTCAATTATCGTAAATTAATTATCGTAAAATCAAAATAAACGTAGATTGTGATTTTGCTCTAAGTCCATGAAGTATTTGTATGCCGTCATTAGAATGCCAGTCGAAGTTACGAACACAGGAGAATACAACGTGATGACAGATCGTCTCACAACGACGTTTGAGCCATGTGACGAACTTCCACCTATCAACACTGAGAACGAAATGGATGGGATCATCGAACAATTACAATCCGCACTAACGAACGTTCCGGATGTACCACAAAAAAGTAACACCGTCGAAACTGCTGTGGAATCGACAACTACGGCTACAGAACCCGAAGTCAAACTTGTGTTGCAATCCGTTCTCGATCGGACGAAGAAAACGCTCACCTTCCGCAACATGCGATCCCGAAAACATTTCAGTCGAAAACGCCGACCAGTCGTTTGAATCAATTGCTCGACACATAGCGGTCTCGCGAAAACTCTCGTTGGATTTTGCCTTGACAGTAAGATTCTAAATCGAGAATGGCGCACGATTTCGATATCGCATCATACAACACATTCCACAATGGTTGGTCACGATACGTTTTGTATGCACTTTGTAGGTAATGCATCCAAAACAGATCGTAGTGTTCACACGTTTTGGCATGTTGTGGACAGAAGCCGAATATATTGTTCTCAACATACGTAATGGGTTTCGAAAGGTCGTAATTGGTTTTCAAATTGCGTAAATACAATTTCGCGGAATCGATATTGGCGCGTGTTTCTTTTTCCAGTTGTACGATGTAATCCATTTCTTGGTTTGTGTTCGAAACCCCTTTGTGTTTTTTTTGCACAATTTTCAACGAATGGTGGTTTTCGGCTTGTTGTTGGATATGCTTCCAGTCTTTATCTGGTTTCAAGTACATATAGTGGTCGACGTACATCACAAAATCATACTTGCGTCCGACGTATTGACGAATGGCCTTGTGAAGCTGGAACTTGAAAAACCTCGATCGATGTACATTTGTGGGTAAATAGTTTACATTGGTGTCTTTCTCAGTATCAATGGTAAAAACGGTATATGGATGCTGAACGCGAATGTCGGCTGCTCGTACGTTGGTAAACAAAAAATAATCGAAGTCATCTATTTTCGGAATGTTCTCCGGAATGTCGATTTTGCTCGGGTCTCCGAAGTACGAAACACATACGCAGATTGTATTTGGCATTTGTGACATAGCTTGTTACTATTTTTTATGAATATATTGTTTTCGTGGTTAAACAATATAATCTTGTTCATTTTGTTTCTACATCGCGATCAGTTGGTTGATCAAACTCTATTGGCCGACCTTGTTACAAATGCATCTAATTTACCACGATAGTCTTCGTCGTTCATGGTTCGATATGCCAATGCACACCAATCGTGTTTCTCTAGACCCTCTACCATCTTTACAACTCGATTGTGTTGTTCAGTGGTGATGGAAGCAATTTTTTCATGGTGCCATTCGATGAATAGTTTTCGTATTTTTGGAATTATATGATTGGTATGAAGATGAGGAATAAGTTCATATTCGGCTCCTTCTACATCCATTTTCACCCACAATTCATCATGTGGAGGCAATTCTTTGATAAACGCAGCCATGTCCACTGTTTCACAATCAATATACTTTCCTTCCGAAACACCGTTTGTTGTTTTGTCCGCATAAATACTCGAACCGTCGTTTCCTATACTGGAAACAAATAATTTGGCGATCCCGTTGTGTGTATGACCTATCTTTGGTACAATGTGGACGTTGTTACTTTCGAATGTTTTCAGCTTTTCTAAAAAGTAAGGATGTGGTTCAAAGGAATAAATGCAATAGTCTTCAATGTGTTTTTCTTTCAACATTTTTTGAAATTTTATAATGGAACAACCATCATTGGCTCCTAGATCGAGGATTGTTAATTTCATGTATACGATAACCAATGATAAGAAAAGAATTTAACTAACGTATTTCTTTATGATGGACTTCCGCGTATTTCGCAACCCTTCTTCCAAACTTGTTTTGGGCTCGTAGTCCAAATCACGTTTCGCTTTATCGATACACGCATAGGTGTGTGGTACATCCCCTAACTGGTTTTCTTTTGCATTGATAATGGCTTTCTTGTTACATACCCGCTCACATGTCTCGATAAATGTATTCAACGACACTGGGCTAGAATTTCCTAAATTGTACACCTCGCATTTTCGGTGGTGTCGGTTCCGCCATGCACCCAACACACCTGCAACAATGTCGTCCACATAGGTGTAATCCCGCGAAGAACTCCCATCACCATACTTGTCAATGGGCGTTCCGCCCACGATCGCTTTCATAAACTTACTGGGAGCCATGTCGGGCCGTCCACGCGGACCATAGACCGTGAAAAATCGGAGTCCAATACAACTAATGTTGTACAATTGGGTGTATGTTTTCGCAAAGAGTTCCATGGCCATTTTGCTGGAGGCGTATGGACTGTTACATGTTCCAATGACATCGTCTTCGCGAAATGGGACCGGGTTCAGTCCATAAACACTACTGCTACTGGCATAGACCACATGTGACACTTGGTGTTTCACGCACTCTTCCAACACATGAATAAAGCCCTCGATGTTTACCGTCACGTATTTCTTCGGATTTTCAATAGAATTGCGAACCCCCGCCATCGATGCTAAATGAATCACTTTCCACGGCTTCCATGTCTCAATTGCACGGGTACTGCATACGTCGTCTTGTTCGAATGTGAATGTACGGTAGGTTTGTAGCAGGGAAAGATTGTCTTTTTTTACATTCACGTCGTAATAGGGATCTAGGTTGTCGATTCCAATCACCTCAACGCCTTGTTGCAACAACGCTTCGCATACGTGAGAACCGATGAACCCTGCACACCCAGTTACCAATACACGATTCGGGTTGTGCATTTCTCGCAAAAATCCATGTTCCGCGCAATGATCGTGTTGTCTGGAACAATTCTTCACAGGGAAACAGTGGTGACAAGGTTCTTGGTTGCAGTCTCCTAATTCACAAAACATGGTTATAAGGTACAAATAGTTTATAATCATGGGACCTGAACGTGTAGGAGGTATGTTTACGTAGCGGCGACAACCGGTATGTAATAGGCTTTCAAATATTGTCCCCACCCACCATCGTAATCTGTACGGGTAATATAGAGTTCATCGTTTATAAACATATAGACAAATTCATCTCTGTCGTTGTGACAGAAATGCAACACTGGCTTCACTTTGCCCGTCTTAAAAGGAATCACTTTTGTTCTTGTTTTGCTCGTTCCGATATCGAGTACCTCGTGTGGAACTGAAAAGGGGTACTCTAGGATGATGTCTGCTTTACTGCGCATATTGGCGTAATCAAGACCGCGAATTGGCAAAAACACGGTATTGCGTGGCGGAGGACCGTCAAAAAATTTCTTGTGCAACAACGTTAACTCGAGTACATTCGGCAACCCAGAGGTACGTCCACCATTGTTGTTTCCATGTGCGTGGACAATGTAGTGATGTGTGATGAGTTTCTCGATGCTTCTGTCTTTCGATTCTTTGGTGTGACCAAAATCGACACCATTGCCGATCCCATGAAGTTCAATCGTGATCTGTGCGAATTTATTCATTTGGGCTTCCGACAAGGATAACAACCAATCGTATTCGCCGCCTTCGATGTCAATAGACAAGAAAATGTCGTTGTGTTTTTCAATCAGTCCATGTAGATTTTCGTAGGTATCGCTGTTCTGTGGCCCAATGAATTTCTTGATAAACGTGATGTTTTCGGTGTATTTCCAGGGATAGTCTTCGATCGAAGCATCGTACGCATAACAGTCCTCCTTTTTCAAATAACTGTGTTGCTGCAAGAAATCGCGTGTAAAACTTTCGTTGTCTGAAATCCCACAGGATATGTAACAATCGTAGCGTGTGTTTTCGTTAGCAATGACATACCCCCCGTCGCTTTTGTCTCCGTGTCTTATTTTTTTGTCAGTATCGTATGCATATGTCACAAGTAACTCCTTGTTGACTGGAGCGTCCACATCATCTACTGTGCGATGCAAATGTTTATAGGTAAGCAGAATGTTTTTCCATCCTTGCAAACTTTGTTGTTCCAGTCGCTCTGCATATTGGAGAATTTTCTGCCCCATTTCGCGGTAATCTGTAATCCGAGTCTTGGCCAACAAATCGGTCCACGAATCGAAGTAAACCATGAGATCTTTGTTTTCGTCACAGTACCATTCCGAGATTTCCAACAGTTCAAAGTTGTTTCGCTCAAATGGTGGTTGGAACAAGTATCCTCCTTTCTTGCACAACTCTTTCAAGAATGATATGCTGGGGATGAATTGGACCATTCCTAATTGAATGCGCTCGAAAAACGCAATGGTCGACCACGCGTAGGGAAGCGTAATTACCGCTTTGTATTCAGACAATTCCTGGTGGTCTTCGAATCGTCGTTGTTCATGGGGGATGCCAATCTCAGTCAGTTTTTCCGACATTTTCATGTACTTGGTTTCGTTGTAGTACCCAGGCACGAAAAACAAATCACTTCGTGGTGTGAGTGCATTGTGGTTTTTCCGTAAATCGTGTGGTGTAAAGTTCTTCCCAATCGGACGAATCACACAGTTGTTGATGTCTACGTTCTTCGACGCAATGTGATAAGCTTCCAACAGTGCATTGCCGACAATGAATACGTTTTTACGCTCTCGCACACTGCGCAACAAGTTGTAGTAAAGAGGATCAACGTTCTCTGGAAACATGTAGTAATCAAACCGGTTGCAAATCCAAATGATTAAGAGTTTTTTGTAGTCGTATTGCAAAAACGCACGACTGATTGGACATGTGTCGGAAGTAATGACACCATCGAACGTCGCAATGTAGTCTTTGTATTTGTTCCAAAACTTCTCTGCCCGATAATAATGGATGAAATAAATCTGGTCATCCTCGGTTTCTCCGTCTTCGAATCGAATCGTGGTCACCTCATGGCCTAATTTTTGAAAGGCATATTCGACCTCCAACGTGGTCCCAGAATGGAACGTTACATGCAGTAATTTCATGATTACAATACATTAATCATGAAATTCAGTTTAAATGCTTTTTCGATGACAACAATTAATTCAAGTACATCGGTCGTTGGTTTGTATCAGGCACAAAAGGTTCAGGTACGAACATCTGCATACGATCCATGACATTCAGGCTCTTTGGTTTGTGGATAACTGGCTCGATCTTCGGTTTGGGAACTTCTAAGTTGGTGGATCCGATTCCAAACAGTGCAGATTCGATATCGCAATCGTTGCTCGCTAAATCTCTACCCGCCATGCGTCCCATCAATAGCCCATTTCCGGCAAAATTGCGCGTGAATGCTTGGCCTTGTGTTGCATGGGTGTACATAATTTCTTCGTGTCGTCGTACGTACTGGTTTTTCTCTAAAGCATAATTTCCAGGTGTGTTCTTGTTTCGCGTGGCCGCCATTATAGTATGGGCCTCTATTTTAATTGTGCACTCAAACGCTGATATTCATTGCTCATTTCCACGGACCGAACGCCTCCATGTAAAAAGAACCAAATCACACTGTAATACAGCGCAAAGTTATCATATGCACACAGAACAACTTGGCCAATCAAACGATCTTCCGAAAACATACGCGCAGCAGCACGCGCATACAAGTCTTGGAAGAGAGGTATCTCTTTTGTCAGTTCAAACAATTCACTTAACCGAATGTCCATACTTTTCATGTCATATTGCATTTCGTCTTTGGAAACATCGTCGATTTGCGACATATCGATTTCTTCCGCTGTTAAATCAGCATATGGACATATTTGGGTGGTATCCATTTGGAATACATTGCGTATACTGTTGCGGTATTCTGTGTCGTTTGTGTATGATAGATAAGAAGGTAAATTTTTGTAGTACTCGACAAATGAGGATGTTGTTGTTTTTGATGTGGTTGATGTGGTTGATGTTTTTGATGTTTTTGATGTGGTTGATGTTTTTGATGTGGTTGATGTGGTTGATGTGGTTGATGTGGTTGATGTGGTTGATGTGGTTGCTGCTTCCATATTTATTTACAATAAACAAACAAGGTATTATTGTAAATTGAACGTCCGGATTTTGGTATGTT